GTTAGGAAGGGCAATAAGAACCCTGTACCCCACCGGTTTCGGAATCGAGGCTTCTAGCTCCTCTTGGGTTTTTATCTCTTCAGCTATCTTCTTTTGCCTTTTCTTTTCCAATGCAGTCATTGCTGGGGCTACTGAAGCTTCAGCTCCCACCCCGCTAACCGTTATAGTTTCAGTCATCGTTATCGTCCATATAGTTACGCGAAAGGTCACCTACTTCTCTTAATGCAGCGTTTAGACCCCGAATCACGCCACATACCTCCCGATATTCAGCAAAGTCTTTAGCTCCGCCGCTTTTCAGGAAATCTTCGCTGGAGCCTTTAAGCTCCGTTAATTTTTCATTTAGCACGTCAAAGACGGTTTTAGCCATTATCTTCCCTGCCCTCTATATTCTTTAAAACTGCGGCGTTTGTGCTTGTTCATAGAATTTATTTTAAAAGCGCCGTTGCCAATGCTCGTACCTTTTGTAGTACGGTTTAGGCGTATAGCCTCGGCAGAACTAATACCTGTTTTCTTAGCCATTATTCGTTCTCAGTTTTCAGTTCATATAATTCGCTTTCTAAGTCATCTACGCGACTCATTAAATCCATAATAGCTTTTTCATCCATATCAAGTTCTTGCCGAGTCTCGTATTCAATCCTGTCTAGTCTTGCTTCTACCTCTATCAGTATCTGCCTTTCTATAGGGCTGTATTTTCTCATCGGTTTTCTCCTTGTGGTTTTCTTTGTTGTGCTCTAGCCATATCTAGTATCGCTTTAGCCTCGTCTAAGTCCTGTCTAGCGTTAGCTGCATCTGTTTGAGAGGCTATGCGAGTTGCTTCAATAGTTGAGGATGCCTCAGCCTTTTTGGCGTCAAGCTCCAACCTAGCGGCATCAAGCGCGCTATCTGCTTGATCTTTTTGGGCTTTTCTCTGTAGCTCACCTTGTTTCAACTGTAGCTCCATTTGCTGCATCTGAATAAGCGGGTCTTGAGCTTGTTGCTGCGCTTGTTGTTGAGCAGCTTGCTGTTGATGTGTTTGAGTAAGCTGGATAGCCGCCTTAGATTGTAGCTGAGCAAGCTGTACTTCTAAGTCTCTTGGCATTTCTTCGTTTGGCGCCGGTAAAGGTGCACCGATACGCTCTTCGATCTGCTTGCGGTACAAGAAAGCTGTATGCTCGGCAATGTGAGCCTGTAAAGACGCCATAATCTGGTTTGCCATTGGGTTTTGCCCAATAGTTTGCATAATCATTGGGTCTTGCATGAAAGCTTGGTGAGTAGCTATATGAGCCTGATGGTCTTGATACATAAACGCTTTAACGGGGTTACCCACAAGAGCATCCATGTTTTCACTGACTGGGTCAGTAGGCCGCATATCGTCCTCTATTGGAACAAGCTTGTCGGCGTTCTTAATACCCAAAACTTCAATCATTTGACGATGAAGCTGTGGGAGGTCGTAGATTTGTGGGGTGGCCTGCGCCATTTGCAACACGGTTTGGTACTGGACCACTCGCTGGGCCATTGTGCTGCTGTTGGGATCACTAACGGGAATTACTTCCACCATGGCGTAGTCGGCGCGTCGCGCTCGAGGTTCACCACGATCAGGCACGTACATATACTCTTCAGGCGCATACTCAGCAATGATTCTTCTCAGGAGCTTAAACTCCTGCTTCATTGAATAGTGCACCCTAGATTGCACCGCAGCCATTGGCTTAAGGGTACGTTCTAAAAGAGCGAGTGTTGTTCCAACAGGTGCATTTGCACTCATGTCGGATATGTTCATGTCTGAAATAGCGCCTAAACGTCGGCCTTCTTCGGTGATCTGCTGCAATAATGCTAGCAACGTCTGAGAAGGTTCTTTGTATGGCAGCGGCATAATATTATCGCGGATGCTGCCAGATGGTACGTCTACATCACGGAATTCGCCCGGACCAATCGGTGTGTCGTCGCCTTTAACTCGTAGTCCCCTAGATTTGAGACCACCGGGGAGATTGGATAGGGTTCCAGCGTCAACGAGCTGACGGATAATACTAGTGCCAGCTTTAGCATAACCCCCAATAATGTGAATAAGTCCGAGTCCATAAAATCCAAATCCGGGTACGTAGGCATAATGTACGAAATGTTGACGCTTTAGTGTCAAAGGATCGTCAGGGTTCCAATTGCGGCGTATCGCCAAAACTTCACCTGTACCCTTCTCAAGCGTTACTACATAAGGCTTTGCGACTTGGAAGTCGTCTTCCTCGTCTTCACCATCTACACCGTCAATAACTAGGTCAGCATGGACTTCTAGTATGGTGTAACGGTCGTCTGAAGTTAACGAAATCCCCGATTGCTCGGCTTTCGCCTCTTCAATATCTGTAAAAAACGAAACTGGGTCGCCTAAATCTACATCTCGGTAGAAGCCAGCGGCTTGCAGCTTAACCATCTCATTTTTTGTCTTGCGCATTACGTGCGTAACACGCTCGGCAGATTCAATGTTTGATGCACCGTATGGGACAATTACATCTTCAGCGGGGATATATAGGGCTACCTGACGTCCCAAACTGGGGTCAAAGTACACCTTTTTAAACGCAGAACCAGCCAAACCGAGGGAATACAATAACCGCTCATGTTCAGGGCGGTATTCTACCATAACCTCAGTTAATTCGTAGTTCATATCCATTTTGACGCGCATAGCTGCGTCTTCTTTCTCTTGGGTAGGTTCCCCAAGAATCTTAGTCTTAACGGGGCCAGCAGCAGGAAATGTCTCGCTCATAGCTTCCGCTTGGAAACGGATAGCGGCTTCCGCCAAAATGTTGCTATATACGCCACAGGCGTTTTCCCAAGGCTCGACTCGCTCCTCGTATTTAAATCCTAGTACATCAAGACCTCGCACGTAGCTGTCTGCCCAATCTCTACGGGCTGACGTATCCCCATCAATGGCCTCACAAAGATCGCTAGAAACTTCTTGTAGTTGCTTGTCGTCCAAGTACTCGGCTAGGTTTGCGTCAAACGGCGCCATGTCAGCCTCTTCAACCTCTTCTCCGAAACTGATCTCAACGCTACCATCCTCAAGCTCTACCATCACAGGCATGTCTTCGTCGGTAGCAATAGCCATTTCGATGACCGTATCAGGCTCACCCGTCAACTCCTCGTCAATGCCTTCAGGCATTCCGTACAAACCTTTTTCAATAGCCATCTTATAATTCCTCTTTGTCCCACTTTTTCAGGGGGCACCATGCGTCCATTAGCCAAACCTTAGCGGGCATAAAACAGCCACACTGCTTGCATATTTGTATTTTCTTTATTAGTTCTGGGCAGTCAGCGCAAATACTTTGCCGTTTAGCCACAACTTCTTGTCGTTCGTTTAACTTAATATCCATTAATAGTACCCCGTTCTACGATTCCTATAAGAAGGGTCATCCTCCACCTCATCACTGGGTAGTCTTAAGAACCCGCCTTGCCTAAACCGCATCAACGCCATAATAGTGGAGTCCACGTAGTCATCATGTTCCCCCGCAGGAAAACTCGCAACCTCGTCAATCACTTCTTCCGCCCAACGCTTTTGCGGTGCCCAAACTATTCCCGAAGCAAACATATCTGACACCGAGTTTAGACGGGCCATCTTGTTGTTCGGGTTGTTAGTGGTACCTCGCACAGGGGTATATTCCTGCACTGGGACCCCCATAGCGCGCAGCTCGTAAATAAGCGGCGCTCCCGAGGCTTTTTTCTCCACAATTAGCGAATCAGGCTCATACTCGTCGTACTGCTCCAGAACAAGGCGCTTCAAAGCCGGAAATTCTAGCCTGTCCTTGTACGCATTTATCAATATCAGATTATACGCGTTAGTTTCTTCGTTAAAAAAGACTCCCCACGTCGTACATGCCGAATAGTCAGCACGGTTGTTAGCCTCGAACGCCGTATCCCATGACTGAAGCAAGAATTCACAGGCTGGCGGGTCGTCCTTCTCCCACTCGTTCCACCACTCACGCTTAATTATCGCTGAGGCTTCTGATGTGGGCTGCTGCTGGTACTGCGCCATCCACTTGCCGTTAGGCAGTTCTTCTTTAAGCGCCGCAAGTTCCGACGGAGGCCAAAATTCAGGCCATAACGGGTTGCCTGATGGTAAAATAGCAGGAAACTCAATAACTTCC